CTTCGTACTCGGACACAAGATTGTTGATCGTGCTTTCCTTGAGTCCAAGCGACCCCAGGAACACTCTCGCTCGAGACGTCGTCCAGATTCCTTCCTCGATCTTACCGAGGGTGTCCTCGATCGCTCTCCAGTTGCGGGTGAGTTGCAAACGGGACATGTTCGCGAACTCGCCGGTCGGAGCGGGTTGGCTTGCATCCGGCTCGGGAGCGCCCGTACCTTGGGCCGCAGCTCCGGGCGCACCAGAAGCACTCGGAGCACCAGGTGCAGCGCCTGCAGGAGCGGGTGGCCTGTCAGGATTTACCCAGCCTTCCTCGATGAGCTGCTGCGCGTGAGCTTCGGGGTCGATGTTCTGCTCGATCAGGTATTGTTGACGAGTCTTAAGACCGGCCCGGATCAGTTCGATGTTGACGTCTGCGATTTCCGCAGGGTTGACGTCTCGCTGTGGTGGCCATCGCCAGACCTTGGGGATCTCGTCCATCGGTTCGAGCGCCGGGAGATACCCGTCCATCATGAGGGCTTCATCGAGCCACCATCCGAAGATCCGGTCGAGGGCTTCGACTTCCCACTGCGATCGCTCGATTGCGTTGGACTCGTGGTAAGTCTGGTGGTCCAGACGTCCCGAGGAATAGTTGTACCCGCTGGAATCCGCCAGGACTTTGTTTTTTGGCATGTGGACCGATCGAGCAATCTCGCCGAGGACTGCATTGCGAAACTCGGTGTAGGTTGTCACTGGTTGCTTCGGATCGAACTGGACCATCTCCCAGCCTTTGGGCAGTGATGTCATCAGTCCTCGATCGATCTGCACGAAATCGAACGGGTCGATGTCGTCGATCCCATCGGACGCAGAGTCGAAAGCATTCGACTGGGTCTTGAGGATCGCCGAGAAGTCCGCAGCATTCTCGGCAGCAGTGATCACCGCGAGGGTGTAGCGCCGAAGCATCGCGAACAGGGGCAAAGCCGGAGTCAGTTCGGGGATTCCTCGCATCTGCCCAGGTCGCTCGGCACGGAACAAGTGGATGATTTCGTCGGGGTCGACGTCAATCTTTTCGAAGGCGTCCAGCGGCCATCGGTCCCCGGGGTGTCCCTTGAGGATGTGGTACTTGATGGGATTGCCAAAGTCGTCGAATTCGATCCCGTCGATTTTGTTGGGCAGGCCGTCGGCGTAGTACGGGGTCGCAAGTTGGTCGCACTCGATGACTCGCAGATCGAGCTTGACATCGTTCTTGCTGCGAGGATTGTTGCCCTTGAGGATGATCGTCTCGCCGTCGATCACCTTCGACATTCGAGCGGTTCGAAGCTTGCTCGCAAGCCGGACATCCTTGCACCACTTCCGCCACTTGTGCTCGATCATCCGAGAAGCAGACGCATCGGGCAGCATCACCTGGAGACTCGGGCCGGTGGAGATCGTGTCATTGGCCAGGGTCAGAACGATACCCTTCGCGAACGAGTTGTTCTCGAGGCATTCGTAGCGGGATCGCTCGCGCAGTGTCTTGCGCACCGAGACCGAGTTGGCCGCAGCAGCGGACAGGTTGTCGGCGTATCGCCAGTGCTTCTGGGTCTCGGCGGTGTTGGCCGCAGCATCATAAGAGGCCGACAGCGAGTCCATTCGCTTGGCTCGATCCTGGACCCGACGAGCGGCAGCCAGGGCCTTTGTGTCGATCGGCTTTCCGTATTGATCGAGCAGCATCATAAGACTAGCTCTTTTGCTGAGGATGCATGAAAAGGAAGAAAACCACGGCCCCACCGAGGATGAGAGTGGCCATCGAATTGAAGATCAGGCCAGCTAGCAGGAGGAACCAGCCAGCCCCAAAAAACAGATGGCGCGATGAGGCCGTGGTAAGGGCTCGAAGGATCGATGTTATCAGTACGGTGACCCAGCCAGGCATCATTGCCCCCTTGCCGATCCAGGAATCATTTTGGCGAACAGGACTCCGCGTCGTGGCTTGGAGGCGTTCTGGTTGGTGGCCAGTTCCTCACGAGCCTCGCGCATGTCGGCCATCGACCGATTTGTCACGGTCACGCCGTCAGCCGAGACGCTTTGCGGGGCGGCGGCAGCGTCGGCGATCTGTTGATCAGTGATTGCTGGAGTGGTCATTTGGTTTTCTTGCCGGGAGTCTGGAGGGATGCGAGTCGATCGAGAGCTGCGGCGCGGCGGCGGTCGGCTTCGTCTTGTCTAATGACCTCGACGATCTCGGCGATCTCAGCCTCTAGCACCGCATCGCGATCGGTCGAGACCGCGCCAGAGGGGGCCAGTGCGGTGAAGATCGAAGACTGCGAGACGGCTCCCTTTGGTGGTCGCTTGGGGGTCCACCAAATTGCAGCCAGGAGCAGAAAGACAAGCACGATGAGCAGAAAGAACAGGGTCATGAGCGGAGTACCTTGAGTGCGACGACGAACAGGAGAACGAGGAAAGCGATCGCACAGAGGCCTGCGAGGATCGCTTCGCCAGGATTCCAGATCCAATACAGGAGGGATTGGATTGGGTCTTGGTCTTTGGGTCGCAGATTAGGGAAAAGCTTTTCTCGGTCCGGATTCAAGAGAGGCACGCGGCTAGGTGGGCAATTGCCGTCAGGACAAGCCGGATCAAACTCTTGAGCCATCGGAGAGCTAGGGTCTTGAGCTGGTTGAGTAGCTTGCTGTTGAATCTGCGTTGATTCTTTGAGGGCGGCGTACAGGCCGGACGCAGACGAGGGGAGCGACGCGGCTCCCGCGACGTAGACATGTCCGCCACGAGCATCGGTAAACACGACGGCTGGAAATTGGTCGGTGGGTACAACGCCACCAAACCGTTCTCTGTACAGCGGATTGTCTTTGGTGTAGGCCTGGAAATTTACGTTCTTGCGCAGGTCGGACAACTGCGGATCCCGATTGACCCAGTCGAGCAATTTCTGCGACGCCTGGTCTGTTCCAACGAAGACCGCGAGCGAGTACTTATTGGCCCAAGGCGTTGAAGTGACTGTGACCTGGCTCTTTGCTGGCTGCGAGGGCGAAGCTCCGGCCTGTGCGAACGGCAGCAAGTACACAGGATTGCGAGTGAATCCCGGTGCCTTGACTTGATCACAGGGTGGGCAGTAGACGTCCTGTCGCTTGATTTCCCGCGCTGCACTCTCGTTGACAGGTACGCTGTTGAGCGGCGCGTTTCGCAGCTCGTCGTAGCTCACTCCCCCGGGTGCAAAAGATCGCTCGACTGGTTGGTCGATCCCGAGGGATTGTTCAATTCGCGGAGCAACTCGCTGGCCCACGACAACGCACAGAGCGCTAAACAGAGCCAGAGCCACCAGACCGAACGAAAGCACGATTTTGACACGTTGTCCCCCACCAGGGCATTGTTCGCAATTTACCATTTCCATCCATCCTCGACCGCTTTGTACGACTGAAAAACAGGAGGGCTCGGAGGGTCGTAAAGCGTGGTCAGCGCGAAACCTCCGTAGCCAGCCCAAGCCTTGTGAAACTGCGATCGCTCGACGAACTCGTACCGATCGGTTTGGTTGTTATCGAGAATGCATGCGTAGACCTTGCCGTCAGTCCCTTTGGCCCAGCCGACAAAAGTGCAGCAGTGCGACGGCTTCCACCAGAGCAGAGCACCGCGCCGAGCGTTGTGCGCATCGTCGAGCAGTTGGAGATTGGCTCGTTCGGTGTAGGCATAAGGGATCTTGGCCGCATCGAGTCGACGTCTTAGTTGGTCGGTCCACTCACCCCCGGAGTACTGCGATCGCCACCACTTGGCCAGTTCGATCTTGTTCTGCCAATGGAGCATCGAGGAAAGCGACGCATGAACGCAGCTCCCCTCGTTGGCTTGACTCAGCCAGTTCTTCTGGCGGAGTGACATCGGTGGGTTGATCGCCGGGGTCTCTGCCCTCGGAGCTGGGAGCGCGACATAAGACGGAGCAGGGGCGCACCCGATGGCCAGAAGCAGCCAAAGCAAAATGACGGTCACATGATTCTTCGCCATGTTTGAGACAATTGAGTAGTAGGTCCGATCAGATAACAGGACCACCGTACCGCAAAAGCCTCAAAAATCGTCAAACGAGGGTTACAAAAAGAAAGTGTGTCTAATTTCCCGACTGTTCCCTTTGGGGGCGGGAAGGGGGGACCGTCAGGAGGGACCCGCGAAATTTTGGCTCAAAACTTTTTTGCGTTCAAATCCCCGAAAACTTTTGGGATCCAGGCAAAGGACGCATTTGCTACACGATCTGTAGCATTGCTACATGAGCTGTAGCGTGAGCTGATGGCGATGCGATTCCTTGCGTACGATGCGCCGTACCTACCCCCAAAACAGGTCGCAAATCCTTATGTTCTTCGATGTATGTTCGACCCCTTGCAGGGGTACTTAAACACTTCATAAACCCTGGTTTTCCAGGGTTTTTTTACGTACCGAGACACGCTCGGACACGCTCAAACACGCTCGGACCCGATTAGCGCCGTACGTCGCGCCGTACATTGGACCCGCGCCGTACATCGCTCTTTTCCTTCGGTTTCTCGATTGCCTTGGTCCAGTGCTCGTCCGTGACCATGAGGTAATGGTCCTTGGCGACCCGCTCGGAATGGCCGAACCAAGCTTGGCAAACGTGAGAAGCAAATCTTTCCTCCATGTCGGTTCGGCATGAGGCTCGAAGATTGTGCCAGAGCTTGGGCCATTGCTTCAAACCAGCTAGCAGGATCGCCGATTCCAGCCACCGTCGCAGAGTGGTGGGTGCACTGGCCCGAGCTCGGCTAAAGACCCAGGGCGACGCGTCGGCTGTCTCTGCAAGGCGCAGCAGGTGATCGTAGACGATCGGCACCATCGGGACGACTCGTAGCCCAGTTTTCGTGTCTTTTGGGATTGTGATTCGATGCGTCTCGAAATCAATGTGCTTCCAGGTCAGCGGCATCAGCTCGTGTGGAATACGCAAACCTGCAAATCGAGCTAACACAAATGCTACCTTGGCCTGGAGCGATCCGAGCTTGTCGAGCACCTTCATCGCGTCGGCTTCGGCCAGATGATACCCTTTGGTGCGATCGATCTTGGCTCGCAGATTGACGCCAGCGAATGGATTGGTCGCCAAAAGTCGGGAATCCACGGCGTCCTGCAGGACTTGTTTGGTCCGTTCGACGATCTTTTTCGCGTGGGCGGCGGCGTGAACGGACTCCATCTTGAGTGCGAAGTGTTTCGCGTCGGCAATGGTGATCTCACTGATCAGACGATCGCCAAGGTTGTCCACCGCATGCTTCCGAGCGGTTTTGAAGCCCTTGAGCGAACTGACGGCAAAGTCGGCTCGCTTGGACACATAAGCATCCCAAACGATCGAGAGCAGCGGCGATGCAGTCGGCGGTTTCCACTTGGCAAGTAGCCCAGCGGCCTGGAGCTTGGCACGGAATCGAGCGTCACACAGCGCGAGCCAAGCTTGGATCTGGGGATCCGGTTCAATCCCGACATTGTTGCTCGCCATCAGACGCTCGACGTTTCGTCGGACGGTTTCAGCACCGGCCTTGGTCACTTTGCCCAAGTAGATCTGGCATCGTCGGCCAGACGGCAAGGTAACGCAACAGTACCACCCTCGGTGCTTGTGTTTGTAGATCGAGCTCATTCACTACCGGCCTAAAAACCGATCGATTTCCTTGCGGTCGATTCTCAGATGCCTACCGATTTTGACGGCTCGGAGCTGCTGGGAATCGATCAGGCCATCGATCGTACGGACAGAGACACCGAGAATTTCCGCGACTTCCTCCCTGGAGAAAGCTTCGCGAGGTATTGTAGATTTCCGCATCGCAGCCTCGATCGACTGCTGGAGCAATCCGAGGATCTGCGTGGTGTCTGTAGAATTGGCCGACATGTTGGCTCCGAGTGGTCTTCATCCTGAAAACCGCCCCGAGCGGGGTGTTGCGAACAGTCTACGGACTCGGTCGGCACAGTCAAGGCTTGGCCGACATCATGCGATAGAAATCGACGACATCCTTGTTGATCCAGATCTCCGAGATCGACAGATCGTGGTCATAGTACTCCTTGGTGCCTGTCATGCGAACCTTGGTTCCTGGCTGAATCAGCAAATCACCAAATGCCTGCGATACCTGACAAGTCTTACGCTCCACAATGAACCCGGTCTTGATCTTCTCAGCACCAGTAAACGGCTTAACGTCGGCGGTTTCCTTCCTGGTTCCATTGGCCACCGTGAGCGAATTGATGAACAACCACTCTTTGTCAACCCACAGGACCTCGGCTCGGAGCTGCGGCGGCTTGTCGATCTGGGCCAGCGCGTAAAGCTTGACCTGTTTCAACTGCCCCTCCGGTTCGAACTTGTGATCCCAACGAATGATCCCCTCGATCGAATCCACCGATCGCTCCATCGACGATTGGAGCACTTCGCGGTGCGTCATCACCTTGGTTTTGACAGTCCCGGACTTCCACACGTTCTTTCGAAGTGTGTGGCCGGCCAGCAGCACATCGGCTCCAAGCTCCAGCGACGAGAGCACCTCGGCAGCATCGTCCTCGGATCCGACCGGCTTGCGGTTGATCGCACTGACGATCGCCAACGGAAGCAGTCCCCCGGCGGCCGTCGGCGTGTCCGGATTGACCACCGCGACCAGGATTCCCTTCTTGACCGGAAGCTTGGCGAATCCGAGCCCCTTCATCAGGGTTTCATTTCCCTGGATTGGGATCCCTGAGAATCCCAAGTGCTTGACGTCCCATTCGTCGGCAGCAACATTGCCGACCAAAATGGCCACCATGCAAATCACTCGTGCGAACATTGGTTTTTCCTTGATTTTGCGTTCTCCCGGCTGGGAAAACTGGACGGTTTAGGAAATCTAGGACGGCTTTGACCATACGTGTCAAAACCGATCGGATACTAGCTGCGTTATTTCAAAGTCTTGTTGTTTCTCGTGGTGAAATCATGCCGAAAGTCAACGTTTTTATTGTCGATGTCGAGTCCGGTGCAGTGTTGGTAAGGTGGGACCAGGTCCCCCGTCGGCGAGCTCGATGGCTTGCCAAGCGATGGAAGCGACGCAATGTCACTGGGACGGCGGTTTGCGTTTCCTGATCTCTTTGAGCTTTGCCTCGGCTTCATC